ACGAATGTAAAGACTCCGCTGGCGTTTTTACTGAAGGTCTTTGGTGGGACCATCTTCGTGGTCTACTCAGCGATGTTGATCTATGCACGATTAAATACCCTGGAGATGGAGATCCTTCGCTTAAAACATGAGGTGGAGATGAATAGCGATTTTCGATACACCTGGCCGAGAGAAGGAGAATTACCCGCTGATGTCATGCAGAATATGAACATCGAGTTAATTAAGGATCGACTAACAAAACATGAATCATTGTTAGACGAAATCAGATACGGAACTGCTAGGTGAGATGGGCGAAATACTTGTTATGTTTCTTACTGGTGGAGGCTCAACTGCTATGGGTGCAATCCTTAAAGGTGTTTTTGGGCTGGTGTTTGAAGCTAGGAGGCAGAAGCATGACTTGGAATTGGCGAGGGAAAGTCGTGCGAATGATAATTTCCTTAGATTACAAGAGTGCCTCGCTAAAAACCCTGCTTCAGAATCTACTAATCGTGTTCGCAAGTTACTTGCCTGCATTGGTGTGTCTTCTTTGTGTTTTTCAATTATCATGTGTACGATCTTTCCCAGTGCGGAACTCATTGTCCTCAGTAACGCAACAGGAGAAGGTAGAACAGAAATCTTATTCGGACTCCTTAGTTGGCAATCCCCCCAAGAACCCATCCAGATCACTTCTGGACACATCTCCCTTATGGGAAACCTCACCATCCTTCCCTGTATTCTGGGATTCTATTTCGGCCCCAGTCCAAGACGATGAATGACTTGAACCCAACAATTATTTTAGGAGCAAGTGGCACAGGCACTACCATCATTTTAAATGAATTAGTGAATCCTGCGTTAGCTACAATAACAGGAGTGCTGACGATCCTAATATTGTCTCAAAAACTTTATGCCAACTGGAAGGCAATGAAGAAGGATAAATAGATGCCTCGATACCGATCATACGGACAACTAGACGATCCATTCATCTCAGAAGGGGATACCTTCTTTTTACGGATGAATGCTCGTCTGCGCCCTAACCAGTTAAAGCCTGGTGAGGTTGCCCTGTCCAAGAATGGACGGATGAATGATGATGGTACTTGGCAACCCCGCAAAGGATTATCGACTCTATTTGGTTCGATTACATCAGGAGCCGACTCAATTCTGCTCCCCTACATCGTACAATCCGCATCCCGTTCATCGGGAGTGGTTTCAATAGTTCTTAATGACGCTCCTGGCTTATCCTTCATCCCAGGTGATAATATAACGGTCAAAAATATTGATTCGTCCGTAGACGGCACTCATGCATTGTCGACTGTAAACTTCACCACAAAGACCTTAACTTTCGCCAATGCTGGGAGTGATGCAACATTTTCAGTACAGGATGAGTCCGCAAGCAATACATCGGTTTGTACGGTTGGGAATACAATCGTCACAGAACTAAATTTCACTTTAAACGATGATGGGGTAAATGCGGTATATGGATCAGCAGTTTATAGCGATGCCTCATCCAATTCGGATGACTTTATTTTTTCCGCCACCAATAATATTTGCGTAATTGTCCGGCTAAAAGACACAGCCCTATTTAAATGCCGATACGAGGGTGGTGGCGAGACGGTGGATGCTCCTGTAGGTATGTCTCAGGGATTCGATAAGATGTTTATTTTCCGTGAAGGAAAGACGGCCCTGTCTGCAAGCCCATCGCTCAATCAAATCGGCATATCTTCGGCCGCCCAATCGGGTCAGGTGATTACCGTAAATACATCAGCCAATCATGGACGGGTAGTAGGTGACTTTGTCACGCTGACTAACCTTGGTAATTGGGCAACCAATCCAAACGATTGTTATCAAATCGTATCTGCTCCAACTGCCACGCAGTTCACCGTGGAGATGGCAAGTTCTCAAACTGCTACATTCAATGTATCAGGAGCATCGGTGGAATACTTTGAGGATTTTACGAGAGTATCAAATGGTACTTATACAGCACCCGTTTATTTAACCGATTCCAATGTAAGCACAAGCGATGGCGTGGTGACCATGAATATAGGCTCGGGTCATAATTTAACCGAAGGCGATCAGTTAGTTATTCGTGGTGCGACTACACCGATTGATCTATATCTCGGAAAAAAAGTAGTAGTGACATCGACACCCAGTACTACGCAATTCACCTTTAACTTAGGCGTTGTGGATGTGAACAGCAAATCGATAACCGTGTCCAAGCAATTGGCAATCGGTAAAGGATTTATCCATATGCCATCCGCCCCGTGGGGGGAGTTTCACCAGCGTAGGCTTTGGGTTCCTTATTGGTACTCTTCGGATGTGTCTCCACAGGACCGAAATATTCGGGACGAATTAATCGCATCGGATATCTTTGATGAAAACACACATGACCGCATCGGAAATCAGTTCCGAGCTAGTGCTGGTCAAAGCGATTACCTGGTAGGACTGAAAGGTTTTACTCAGGATTCGATTGTGGTATTTAACCGCAAATCCATCCACCTGATGACAGGCGTGAGTGGATCTCTTTCCGATGTATCCACCAATGTGGTGACCACAGAGATCGGGGCATCTGCCCGCAAATCAATCGTCCAAGTGGCCAACAAGATTTTATTCCTATCCGACCAGGGTATCTACTCGGTAGAGTTCATGGACGAGTATAATCTGCGAGGAACAGGCACACCGATATCAGAAACCATTCAGCCATTCATAGATCGTATAAATCAGGACTATGCTTATCTATCCACAGGGGTATATTTTAACTCCCGTTATTGGCTGGCCGTCCCCTTAGACTCTGCACCTGGTGCGGGTAATGCGACTAAGCTAAACACCATATTGGTCTACAATTTTATTAATGGAGGATTTGAGAGTATTGATTCAGTAAACTCCGAAGACTTCGCCATTCGCGATTTACTTGTTGCCCGTGAAGGAGCGCAGAATGCTCTGTATCTTACTACCGAGGAGGGCGGGGTGCATAAGATCGATGGCAATGAAGGAGGCGATGTGGTTTCCATTACTGCTGGACAGTCATCATCCTCAACTATCCCCGTGATTAGTCAGCTAACCACCCGCCAATACGATGCTGAATCAATGGATCGTAAAACATTCAGCCGTGCGGAGTTTCATGTAAAATCAAACAGTTCGCAGACTGATGGTGACATCCAATTCGTCACCGAAGACCCCGACTCGGTAAGCACAAGCACAGCTATCTCGAGCCTGCTAGGTGATACCTTGCCTGATTCAGAGGAAGCATCCCTACGCCTTAGAGTAAACAAGAAGGGGTTTGGCATACAGGCAGACTTTAAACCATCCATAGGCCGTCCATACCTTCGGGCCACCAAGGTAGACGCTAGAATCAGCAATCGATCCACCACATCAATTTCATAGGAGAATAATATTATGGCAGTATTACAAACAGGACAGAGTTTCGCATCAGGCGATCAGGTAACAGCGACTAAGTTGCAGGACATCGCAAATCTTGCGACATTTCGCACAGGCGCCAACCAAACCGCAGACGGCTCAACGATACAAGTCGATGCCACAGGTGGATACTTAAAAGTACCAAGCAATGGAATAGGATCAAACCAACTTTCTTCCGATGCATCTGTAGACGCTAACAGAGCAGTCGATACCAACCACATCAAGGACGGCTCGGTTACAGCGGCCAAGCTCGATAGTGCGGCGGTAAGTGTACTCATGCCGACTGCATCGCTTATGCCTTATGCTGGAGCATCGGCTCCTACAGGTTATTTCTTATGTGATGGGTCAGCAAAAAGCAGAACGACATACTCAGCACTCTTTGGGATCATAGGAACAACCTACGGCGTAGGAGATGGATCAACCACATTTAATATACCCGACCTTCGTGGACGAGTCATTGCCGGGCAGGATGATATGGGCGGAACTTCTGCCAATCGATTAACAACCGCAAAAAGCGGAATAAATGGCGACAACTTAGGAGCAGTTGGTGGACTCGAAGACCACCTCCTCACAGCCGCAGAATCGGGGCTGCCATCACACACTCACACTATACCCATCCAAACCAACGCCGGAGGGAATACGCCTAGAGATGGGGGTACTGGCACTAATGTACAAACTAGAACCACGGGAGCAACAGGCGGAGATGACGCTTCCTCTACCCACAACAATGTTCAGCCCACCATCATTTTAAATTACATCATAAAAA